GTAGGTCAGGCCCGCGCCGACCACGTAGTTCCTGATCGTGATGGTGGGCGCGGTGTTGATGATCACCTTGTCGCCCATGTTGGCGATCTCGCCTTCCCAATCGTTGTTGGAAATGTCGCCATAGATCGAGGCGGCGTAGAACTTCGCGTTCATCTTCGCCGACCAGATGGTCGGGATGAACGTGCCCGAGTACGGGGGCGTGGTGTTGTAGGGTGCGGCTACCGGAAAGACGGCAGCAGGGGTGATGGTGGCCATGAAGCGCTCCTAGCGAGCGCGCCGGCCTTACATCGAGCGGGGAACGTGCCTTGCGTCCACGATTCGGTTTTCAGCCAGCGCAGCGTTGATGATCGCCTCCTGCTGCAACATCTCGGTGTCCCGGCCCCGGTAGAGCCCGCGCTGCACGTCCTTGTAGAACGCTTCGACCTGCTGGACAGTGATGACCTGCTGGTTGCCGCCTGCGGGCACCGCTTGGGCCGCGCCGTTGCCTGACGTTCGCGGTGTGACGGTGGGTTCCTGCCGTGACGCTGGCTTCGGCTTGGCTGGCACCGTGCCCTTGTACAAATTGAATACATGGGCCACGCGATTCACATCGCGCACATTGCCCGCTTGAGTCAGTGCCGTCTGGCGCGGCGTGCCGTACATCGGATCGACTTCGGACAGCCACGCGAGGAAGCCCTCGTCGGCGTTCACCGTCGCCCAATCGGGCACCAGCGCATCGAGCCGCTCGTAGAACACCTCGTCGGCGGTCTTCGAAGCGACAGCGGTGGCGCCAGCCAACTGCTGCTCAAGCTGGGCAATCCGGGTGTTCAGCGACTCGATGGTGTTGCCCGCAATGCCTTCGGCCGTGCGCCGCACCATCTCCACCAAGTCCGATCCGAATGTCTCAGCGTCCTGCGGGTTCAGCACCGGCGCTTGCGGTGTCGCCGGGGCAGCGGCGGGCTGGGCGCGCACCCGGTCCAGGTGCGCTTCCAGTTCCGCCACCCGTTGCTTCAAGTCACCGACGTGTCGGTTGTGGACCCCTTGCAGGGTCTTGTACTTGTGCTCCCAGTCCTCCTGTGGAGGAGGCGGTGGGGGCGCAACGGGCGGTGCTGCCGGCGTCGCGGCCGGGGACTGAACCTGCGTGACCTCTGCTAAGGGCTCGGCGGGGTTCGGTAGCGCCACTTGCGGGTCTTGCTGTGGAGGGGCGAGAAGCGCATTGGCGGCATCGAGGTCGCGCTGAATCCTAGCTGGCAGGGCCAATCAACTACTCCTGTGCCTCAACGGCTGATCAGGGCTGCGTCCAGGTTGTCGATGATCTGCTGCAACGCGGCGGCATTCCCTTGCGCGCGTCGTATCTGCGTCTCTTCGATGGCCTGGACCAAAATTTCCATCTGCTTGCCCTTCTGGGTCACCAGCCAGTCTCTCAAGCGCGTGTTGCGCGCCAAGGACTCGAACAGGAGACGCTCTTGCGGACTAAGCATTTGGGCGTGGCCGGATTATGCAGCGTGTGCTATGAATTTTGAAAGGATTCGGTCACCGGACCTTGCGCGTGATCGAGTTGGCGGCCTCCTCCGGGCGCTGCCGGCGCGGGCCGGCCCGCCACCGGAGGGCCTTGCGGCGCCGCTTGCGGTCCCATGCCGCCCCCTGGGCCGGTGGCGCCTTGGGCCATTTGTGCCTGCATCGCCTGCACCTTCGCCTTCATGGCCAGTGTGGTTGGGCTCGGCACGATCTTGTCGGTGTTCATATCCAGCGCCTTGGCGCTCTCGCGCAGCAGCGAGGCTCGGCCGTCGAGGCCGATGATCTGCATGTCGATCGGATTGGCCGTGGCTTGCAGGAACTCGTTCCTGCGCACCTGCGCCGCATCCTTGGTCACCAGCGAGAGGGCGCCACGAGCCACAACTTGCAGATCGCCCTTGCAATCCTTGTCGCCCACGTAGCGCATGACATATTGATACGCATTGGTCACCAGCGGCGCGATCACCGTCTTGTCGATGTTGCTGATCACGCTCTTGATCGTCTTGTTGGCGTTGCCGATCATCATCGACATCCCCGAAGCGGTCCTGCCCGCCTCGCCGGCGCCGCCACCGACGCCGGCCATGTAGCGCGGGATGCCGGTGTACTCGTCGGCCAGGATCGAGAATTTGTCGAACACCGCCATCAGTTCGTTGGCGTTGGAGTTCGGCTGGAAGAAGCCCACCGGGGGCTGCGCCACGCCCATGGGATCGGAGGTGGTCTGCCAGATCTTCCACGGGTAGAGAGTCGTGATGTCCTCCCCCGGCGGCAAGCGGTCATTGTTCACCCACACCTGCGGCCCGGAGGCGATCCCCATGTTGTTGCTGAGCGCGCGCGCCGCGGCGTTGCACATGTCCTCGACGTCGCGCATCTTGTCGTACAGGCTGTTGCCCCAGAAGGCGCCCGGGATCGGCTCGAACGACTGGGCGAAGTAGGGCCGGCGCGCGAGCGGGTCGGCGTTGATCACCGCCTTGATCACCCAGCTTCCGATCAGCCAGCACTCGACGTCGTAGACCTTCGCCTCGTCGGGCACCTGCTCGGGCGTCATGCCCCATTCCCGCAGGAGCTTCCCCGTCACCTGCCCCCAGTACTGCAGCGCGTCGATCAGGTCGGACTGGTTCTGCATGCTGGAGTACATGCGGTTCTCGGCCGCGAGCCGGTCCATGTCCACCTGCAGCCACTCGCGCAAGCCGTTCTGCGCGTACTGGTCCAGCACTTGGCGGATCGCATCCTCGTTGTATCCTTCGACGCCGATCATGTCGCTCAGCGCCGAAGGAGACAGCCGGTGGCGTTCAATCAGAAAGCCGTCCTGCACGTTCCTGGCCCAGGGTGCCGGGTACATCATCAGCGGGTCGGCGCGCTCCCAATCGGGCAGGTTCTGGAAGGTGGCGACGGGAATCGAGGTGCCGTCCGGCTGGGCCTCCCACTTCAGCGCGCCGCGCTTCCTGACGATCGGCCCCTTCAGGAACGCCGTCTTGAAGGTGGTCAGGTCGTCGATGAAGTTGTCCAGTGCCCCTATGAAGCCGCCCTCGGCCAGCAGGTCCTCGATCTTGACCTCGGCACGTTCACACCGCTGGCGCGCTTCCTCCAGCACCATTGCCTTGGTTGCGTCCTTCACCTCTCTTAGGCCCAGGCGGATCTCGTCGGGCGTCATCGGCACGCCGTTCATCTCGGCCTGGGCGACGACGTCGGTGGTCGCCTTCAGGATCACCTCGACCACGTCCTGCGGGATCTCCGGGTCGGGCGTGGGCTGGATGGTCCAGGGCTTGTCGTCGGCGGTGCCGAGCATGACGTCGCCGATCAGGGCCTTGGCCTGCCGCGCCTTGGTCGAGAACACCATCATGTAGATCTCGGAGGACCCTTGCTGGCGCAACTGCTGGAGCTTCCCTGGCGAGTACTCGCCGCTCTTGGCACGCATGGCGTCGATCATCTTGCGCTCGACCACCTGCTTGGCGTCCTTGGCCATCTGCCAGTGCTTTCGGATCAGTTGCACCAGACTCAGCACGGTGGTGGTGTTGTTGGCCGCGTAGGCGCGGTCGGCCGCCGCCTTCTTCTCGCCGTCCAGGATCGCCGTCAGGTTCCTGACCGGGATCAATCCGTTCACGGTGCCCGAGTAGGCCGGCTGGCCGATGCGCACGTTGGGACCGAAGGGGTTGGGTCCGGCCACCGGCGCCACGGGACCGCCGCCGGAGGAGATCTGGCCGCCGCCGACCGGCCCGCCGGGTCCCATCTGGCCGGAACCGAAGCGCGCGGTGCTCGGCATCCCGGCACTCACCGGCGCCCCGGAGCGCAGCATGTCGGGCGTGCCGAAGCGGTTGGGGGGCGCGGGCAGTCCGATTGCGGTGGCCATGGTTTACTCCTTTACCGCCTGCCACCACGCGCGGCCCTTGGCGATCATGTCGTCTATGTTCTCTTGCTGACCACCGAGGAACAGGTGCTTCGGGTTGCAGCAGGGTGGATTGTCACAGGTGTGCAGCACATTCTTGCCTTCGGGAATCGGGCCGTTGAAGTGGACCCAGGCTGCCCGGTGTGCGCGGGTTTCGCCGTTGGGGGCCGAGTTGATGAGCCCGTAGCCCTTGCCGTCCGTGCCGCCCAGCCACGGCCAGCACTCGTCCTCGCCGCGCATGTCGATGCGGTCCAGCAGCTTTTCCTGCAGCGTCGTGGACCGCATCACGCGGACAACTTCCTTCTGCCAGCAGCCGCACGAGGTGGTGGCCCCGGTCGAAAGCGAGCAGCGCCAGACCACTTTCACCTTGCCGCACTCGCAGCGCACGCGTGCCTTGGTGGGCGGGACTTCCTCGATCACGGTCAGGCGCTCGAAGACAAGGCCGACCCAGTTGCGTTTTGCTGGCATGCCACATCATATCAATTCTTCTCTATGTGTAGGTGTAAGGCGCAGGAACAACTTTTCGCAGGGGGGCACGGCCGGTGAACTGTGTACCGGCCGTTAGCGCGCCATGGGTGTTGTAGAATAAGGCGGCGTATTGGATGGCGTCGCCGCAGTGTGACCAGAAGTTCTTTTCCACCAGTGTACTGACGATTCCTTCCGGGCTCCTGCGCCACCGATATCCCCATTCCATAGTAGCGATGCAGTGCCCGCAGCGCTCTTCGTCGAACTGGAAGCCCGGCCCACCATCGACGGCCCGCGTCAGCAGCCCCTCCACCGCCTGGATCCGGCGCTCGGGATCGTTGGTGGGCGGCTTCCAGGTCTTGAAGCCGCGCTGCAGGATGGCCGCGTTGATGGTCTTCTCGTCGATCTGGGAGCGCTGGAAGCAGGCCGGGTCGATCGCGAAGATGATGTTCTCGCGCCGGAAGCCCGGGTACTCGGCCGCCAGCTTGGGGATCAGCAGCCGGTCCAGGAACGACTCGACGCCCATGGTCTGGCCGTCCGGCACGTAGCATTCGTTGAGCACATTGACCCGGCCTCTCGGGTCCTGCTGCATGAAGGCCGCGGCGGCCGTGAGCCCGTTGTCCATGCCGATCACCATCGGCGCCGACTGCATGACGGGCCGCAGCCCTTTCCTGGCGTGGAAACTCTTCTTGAAGCTCTGCCGATACACCGGCTTGCCGCTGTCGCCCTGGCCGAACTTGTTCTTCAGGTAGACGTTGATCCACTCGTCGCTCTTGCCCTGGACGATGTTCTCGTAGTAATCGGGCGCGAGGTTCTCGAGATTTTCGGCGTTCGGGTTCAGCGTGTCGTCGTCCAGCAGCGCCGGCGGCTGCATGAAGATCTCCCAGGTGTGTGGCGGCTTGGTCATCAGCCCGTGCCAGTAGCCCCCGATCGGCGGCGCGTTGGTGCTGACGATCACCCCGGGCTGCGTGACGCCACCCGCCACGCGCGCGGGGAACCGGTTCACCCGCCCCGACACGCCTTCGGCGACATCGGCCTCGACTTCGCGCCCCTCCTCGATCCAGGCATCAGACACTTCCAGCGACAGCAGGCGCCGGACATCGTCCGGGGTATCGGCAGCCATCAGCAGGTACTCCGACAGGACCACGGTGTTGTCGGGCAGCCGGAACCGGGCCTCGAAGATCTGGTCGGTCAGCTTCCACTGGCCCATGCGGCGCAGCACCAGCGTGTCGAACCACGTGGTCATCATCGGCTTCACGGTGCTCTTCAACTGCGCCATGGTGTTGCGCAGCACCAGATGCTTGGTGTGGCGGATGCCGCCGAACGCCGCCTGCCGGATCGATCGCCGGAACATGTTCATGAGCGCCACGGTGCTCTTGCCACCGCCCACCGGCCCGCAGATCAACTGGCCGAACTTGCGGGAATCCAGCATGCGCTGGCCGGTAGGGCTGGCGTCGTAGCGCAGCACTTAGATGTCCAGCAGGCTGTCCAGGTCCGCCAGCGCCTGGGTGAAGGTGGGGCTTACCGGCTCGTCGCGTGTTTCGGCAGGGGCGGCGGGGGCAAGTTGCAGGCCTGGGGGTCGCTCGTGGTCAATTCCCGGGTGGTGTGCTGCGAGCCGTGGCCCGGAATCCGGTGGGCCTGATCGAACGGGCTCAGGCGGTGGATCTGCGGATCGGCCGGATTCGACAGGCGCGGGAGCGTCTGCATGTGCTGCAGCGGCGGATGGGGCGGCGTGGGGTTGGGCATCTGCGATCTCCTTTAGATCCTGTGCGAAGGATTTCAGCATGTCCGCGGGAATCAACTCGGCCGCACTGTCTAATAGCGCATCAGGTGCGCGTGGGTCAGGGGTGGGCGGCGGCGCAGCCGTCTCTATCACCTCCACCGCCTCGATGCTGGCGGCCGTGGAGCCCGGCGCACCGAAGATGATGTTGAATACGGGGAGGTTGGCGTTCGGGTCGCTCTTCTTCTCTTCCTCGACACCCGTCCACCGGGCGATGTCCACCAGCCCGCGGCGCTGCTCCTCGATCGTTGCCTCGCTCGTCACCACCCGCTCGTAGTAGCGCAGGAACAGCGGCATGAAGGCGGCACGCCCGACACGGCGCGCCAACTCCTTGAAGTCGGCCGCGGTCAGGTCATGGTCGGGGAGGACGAGGCCGTATTCGCTCATGACGCGCTCCGCGCGTCATGCTGCTTCGCGCGCAAGGTTACTTCGGCCCCGGCATCCGGGTGCTCGATTCCTTGCTGCTCTTGCCCTTGGCCGGCAACGGCACCTTGGGCATCGTCTTCTGGTCCATGGTCGGGTTCATCCGGCCGCCGGAAGGGACGGAGGGCTTCTTCTGGATCGAGAGGGTTCCTGATTTGCGGGCCATGGCTCACTTTCCTTTCTTGGCGAATGGGTTGCCGGTGGGCTTCTTGCCGGGGTTGGGTCCGCCAGCAGGAGAGGCCGGCGGGAACGGCATCTTCCCCTTGGCGGGTTTCTTCTTCTTGTCGAAGGGCGGGACGTCGCTGGCCATGGGCATCTCCTGGTGATGTGAGCGGGCGCGGGGATGCACGCGATTATCAGGCACGCTTTTCTAATAGCGCAGTGTGACGTGCATAAAAGGCAGGGTTTGCACGGGGGGGCCCAATATTAACTAGTTTACATAGTTTGCGCTGCGTGGGCTGGGTGCTGGGGGTCGTCACGATTGCGGTGTGTAAAGTAGTTTACTAAGACGTTAAAGCAGGGTAGCGGCTATGTGCAGGACATAAGGGACGGCCACCCCTCCCCTCCCTCGCCCCCCAGCCCCCAGGGGGGCAGGTAGACCCGTCGCCTAGTGTGTAGGGGCTGATCGCAGTCCCTGCGGGCTGAGCCTCCAAGCTCTAGCAGCATCGGCACCGGCCGGCGCGCCAACGGATTCCCCTGTAAAGGCCTTCCGTCCCGCGCCTAAGCCTAGCGATGCAGCGAAACGTCGCGGTCATTAAAAATTCAGAGCATGGAATCCGCGCGTCGCAAGACGCGAGTATCGAGGCCATGCGAACGACACAGTTGCGGCCAAGCATGGCGCGGCGCCCGGACGGGAAACAAACCGGGGTTGCGAGTGCAGGGGTTAGCGTGTCCGCGCCATCAGCGCGTGATTGACTGATGTGCATGTGCGAATTGCGACATAGGCGCCCTAACGGGGAATCCGGTTGAAAGGCCGAGGAAAGCTTATAGCTCGTGAGCGGAATCAAAGCACGCAGAACCATACGGTATTGGATAGCGAACTAGGCCAGCATGAGAAGGCACGGAGTCGCACGGGGAACGTATGCGGAGCGTGGGCGACGATTACTTAGCACTACCGTGGCCAAGCCGCGGCGTCCGAAAGCAGGACTAAAGGTAGCGATGTCACCTGATGAACAAACAGCGGCGCCCGGTTTACGTAGGCGCGCAAAGTATCGGTTAGCGCCAGTAGTTAGAGAGGCGCGCAAAGTATCTAGACCAACCCGAAGGACAACACGTCCGTTAGCCCATAGCGTTATGAACTATGGGTTAACTGGCATGCGACCGCATAAGCCACAACGTTTCACCCTCACTTAAGGAAATTACCATGTACTCGATCACCAACACTGCACCCTCCATCGTCGGCGAGATCACCGTGTCCGACGCACTGAGCAACGCCACCAGCCACATGATCACCTTCGACAAGAAGGGCAACCCGCGCTGCTTCGAGATGTCGATCAGCTTCGCATCGAAGGACGAACGTCAGCGCCTCATGATGGAAATCTTCGCTAAGCAGTGCATGGACGGCAACTACGGCAACCTGATGCGCGAGGTCCTTAACGAAGGCATCGTGCCTAAGGCACAGCGCTTAGTTATCGACATGATGCTCGGACAAGCGCGCCGCCCGTCTAAGGCTACGGCTCGCTCGTTCTGCATGATCATCGAAGGCCTGCATGCACTGGCTGTGTCTAACGGCAAGGCGCCTAAGGGCAAGAAGATGGTTCTTATCAGCATGGTGGCTGAACTTAGCGCGCTGATCGGCAAGGATGACACTGCTAAGGACGACGCAGCACGCACCATCGAAGGCTAATTAGCCTCTTAACTAGGCCGCCGAGTGCGGCTTAGCTAACTTAAGGCCGCTTAACTAGCTGTTAAGGGCCTTAAGTTAGCTAACTAAGCGGTCTTAAGGGCCGCTTAGTGCGAAAAAGGAACGGGACGATTTATATTAACGGCCATTTTAAGGCCTTAGCGCT